ATGATTTGATCCCTTAATAAAATATTCTCACTCATATAAGGGAAATAATAAAGCAACTTTTCCAATTGCTTTACTGCCTCTTGTTTTTTCTTGTCTTGTGCCATAGGTAAAAGGTAAAGGCCGCGCGAGGCGGCCCTTGTTTTTTAGTCGTTCATATTCATTAAGTTGAATAAAAACTGACCAAATGATTTATTATTAGGATGGTCAAACCAAATTGACTTCATTTCATTTCTAAAATCTTCTGGCAAGTTTTGAGTCCAGTCGCTTCCATTTAAAAAGTTTCTATCTCTTTTATCGAAGGCTTCTTTGATTGTGTTTTGAATAGTTGTCATATCGTTGTCGTTATTTGATTATTACACTACAAATATAAAAGAATTTTTTTAATTCCACCAAATAAAAACAAAAAAAAATTTAATTTATTTTTTCTTGGCACAAAAAAAAGAGGCCCGGAGGCCTCTCTTTAAATCACTATGCCAATTATTATGGTGTTTCAAGTGATGCAATTGCAGTTGAGAATGTCCCATATACAAAAGCATTTGGCAAGTAGTTAGTAAGAGCCACACGCTCAGAAACGCGGACCGTTACGAACCCATCGCGTACGTTAGTGCCATCTTCTCTGAAGAACTCGACATTAACGTTATCGCGAACCCAAAGTTGAGTACCTTGCGCAAAGTTACCTACCAAGAAAGTACCTGATGTGATCGCAGTATTAAGTACCACGCGCACACCATTAAATTGCGGTTGCAATCCTTGATAAACATCTTTTTTGATATACTCGGCGGTGCTATCCTTCAATAACAAGATTTTGTGAAAATCTGTTGGGTGAAGCATAATTGTATCGGCTGAATAATTAGCGATTGCCAATTGGTTAAGCGCAGCGATAAGCACATCAAACTCATTTGCAGAATCAACGGCATCAGCAAATTCACCAGTCAAATCAAACGCGGCGGCATCAGTTGTGATACCACTTAGGTTTGCACCTGATCCACTTCCTGAGATGATTTGAGTATCCTCAACCTCCAATAATTTCTCTGGCGCACGCGCAGAAAGATATGATGTAAGTTGTGGCGTATCGGCCAACATCTCATCGCTGATGCGGAAATAGGTCGCAATTTTGCGAACGTTAGCATCGCTTGCAGTCATATCAAAATCCGACTGAGTAAGAGTTACTCCTTCAGCAGTTGCCGCAGCACCATTTGAATATCCGCTCTCTTTTACAAAACGAACAACGTCAGATGCAGTTGATCCTTGAGGAATCAATTGACGAACGTGTACCGGGCGCGTTGGGTCATATTTGTAACCGGGTACGCGATCGGCTGGGATAACTTCTCCGGTGAAATCTGCGCCAGTAGTCATATCGGCTTTAACAACCAATGATGCGCTGCGGCTATTTCCTTTTAACATTCCTTCGATTGCTCCACCTTCGATGGCTTCTTGCAATGCGCTTTTGAATGTCATTTTTTTACCGGCGTTCATTTGCTTTTTGTTTGCAACTTCCATTGCATCCATACGCTCATTAAATTTGGCAACAACATCACCAACTTGCTCCTTTACCAATTCGGCTGATTTTTGTGAGGCAAGTTCAACGGCTTGTGCGTTGCTCTTTTCGATTTTTGAATCAATAGCACCGCTAATGGCATCTAATTGATTTTTTACATTTTCTTCCATTTCTTATTTTTTTATGGAATTAAACAAATAATTTAAAATTTCGGCATCATTATTTTTTGCCTCGACATTCGGCAAAGTATCCTCATCGGATGGCTTTGTGAACTCCACAAATAATGATTTTAGTTTCAATATCTCTGCCTCAATGGCGTAACCCATATCATCAGAAATATTACCCTTGCGGATTAACTTTGCAAGATTATCGTAACGCTTGGTTAATTTATCCAAGTCAATATTTCCCTTAACATCTAATATTTTGGCTTGATCATTGGCCGCTAATGTTACGGCGCTAATCTCATACAATTTTACTTCGGTGATTTCTCGATAGTCGCTTTTGTTTTGTTTTTGTATTGGCATAATCCCGACACTATTCTCGGTAATAACTCCCGATTTCATTAACTCCACAACATCGCGGCCCAATTGCGTTTTGGCAATCTCTGCCACAAATACCAATCCTTTGTCATCTTCATATAACTCGCGCATTTTGCCAATGGGTTGCATCATATCGTGCTGATATAAATACTTCACGCGCTCACCATTCTCTTTAATGGTTTTTGTATATGCGCCTTTTGTAATCACATCCATATCGGAATCCTTATTGCCAAAATACGATCCGTACCCTTTAACAATACCGGCGGCCTCATCGGCATCCAATAACTCACCAACTGGCGATGCTTTATATAAAATTGTACTCATAATATATTTTTTTCAAAGATAAGATTTTTTGATTTTATCAAATGCCAAAGGTCGAACCGCCACCAATGCCAAACCCAATATCAGTATAATCGCCTTGTACGGCAACCGGTGCCAATGGAAAATACGCAATACTGCAACGGCAATTAATTACCTCTGCCGCGCCTCCGGCTGGATCACCGGGATACATCATCATATTACCCCCAACCATAAACGCCTCGTTTTCTTTTATTGGCTCACCAGCACCGGCCTCCGCGTGCGTATCTCTTGTCCTATCATCAAACGATGCAATCCATTCCTTCATCAGTTGCTCCCCAGCAAAAATGGTTTGTGCCGATACACCACTCGCAAAATTAGCCGCCAATGTTGATTCTGTCCGCACTAATCGCTCGGCTTGGTATTGTGTATATGTGCTGAATTGTCGGCGCAATATCGTTGCCTTTTGTTGTGTGCCAAGCATCATAAAATCTGAATCCTCTAATAACCCCAATGTAATGCGTTGCAATGTCTTTAATGCCGTTCCCCTTACCAATGTAACCCTTTGCCCCGCAATCGCATCACCAAAGGCCGCAAAACGCACCTCCCATTGGTCAAGGAATTGCTCAACATCGAAATTCTTTTTAAGTAGGCGATTGTAATTCTTAGGATACCATTTGGCAAACTGCATACCAATATCGACATATAAATCGCGGTACATTGCAAGCAATTCGGTGACTGGAAATAAAAAACTGAAATCGGTTTGGTTGCCGCTTAAAAATGACTCGATGCCTTTGTTGTAATTCTCGCGGTAATATCTTTTGATTTTGGCAATATTGCGCCGCTCAACAATATCCAATTGGCCTTCAAACGCCCTTTGGTATTTATCTTTATCAAACGCCATTATTACCCTTTATCCATAAACTTTGATACATCCAAATCAATTGGCGCATTGGCTACGGCATCCATATCCATTTCTGCGGCCTTCATTGGGATTAANTTTGCCGGAATAAAATAATCGTTGAGTTGCTCGTTTTCCTCATCAATACCATAAGACATCATCTCGCGCTTTTCATTTGGNGTAATCCACCACGCTTTTGACAACTGATCAACTACCTTGTCAGTATCTTCTGACATTTCNGGTATCATCGAAAAATCAAANTCAATGCANATATTTGGGCCGTATTGTGGNGCNAGCCATCTGTTTAATTCATCGCGCACTTTTACCAATTCGGGAATAACCGCGTTTTGATACAACGCNTTTTTGGCCTCCTTCATATTGTTATATGTGGATGAATCNGTATTGTTTAATAATTGCACCGGCACATTGTAAATATTACATAAATCCTTTATCGATGCNTTGTATTGCTCAATAAGGGATACATCCGAGGCATTGAGTCCAAAGTTTACCCAGCTGAGTTTCTTNGGCGTGATGATCACATCACCGGCATTGTTTGCGCCTTGGTGTTGTTGGCGAAATTTATCTTTTAACTGCTGGGCTTGCACCTCGTTCAAATCGCCCTCCTCGCTCATTAATATCCCGCGCGCCGTTTGATTCTGTAAATACTTTACTCCGGTCTGCACCGCCTCGTTGTTTGTGGTGAGCATTCTAAGGCCCGCACGCAATGGCGATTGCCCATATAAATGCGATCCGGTTCCATCGTAATAAGGGTTAAAATCTTTTATATGGCAAATATCCTCGGCCGGTATCTCGTAAGTGCCATTATATTCGATTTTGTATTTCTGCACCGGTTGCATAATCCCACCGCTGACGATTTCCATTATCTGCGATGGCATAACATACAATTCGGTGTATTTGCCGGCATTCATTCCGGTATCAGGCCCAATACCATAAATGTATCGGTTGCCGGTTAATTTACCAAAGGCAATGAGTTCGGTGAGCCAACTCGCATAAGATTGCGCCGGGTTTGGTCTATCCAGTAACTCGTGCAATGGCGTTGCATCTAACTCAACCAATGATCGGTTTTTGTATAACTCGGCTTTGTGCATTACATTAGAGTCAAACGTGCCGCTTGTTATGGCCTTGTATCTTTTGTAATCGTTTTGGTTTTGTATCTCGTAAACTTGAAATGGGATTGTGGTCGCTGCCTTGGTTATGATATTAACCAATGAATAAATCGTGGCGTTCTTACGATACCCCTCTGTGATATATGAATCATCATTCTCCGGATTCCATACGATCGATTCGCCAAGCCAATTATAAATGGCTCTATTATATTGCTCTGATGTTTGTTGTGCGTTTTTAGAAACAAGGAATTTCAGCCGGTCAATTAGTGATGCCATATCTGCTTAATGAAATTTTGTGTAAAAATACAAAATTAAAAATTGTTTATTATACAACAAAAAAGTCATTGCGATTGCGATATTGGGAATAAACTGCGTACCTGATGGCATCCATCAAATGGTTGTTTTTATCAATGGGTTTGTTAATGATTGTTTCATCTTTTAACTGATGCCAAAAATACGTCTGTTGCTCTTTTTTAATATTCTTTGATTCGTTGCTTACGATAATATCAAACTCCTTTAAAAGCGATATACCGGCGTTAATTGACCCCGCGCCTTTGGTTGCTCCTTTGGCCCATATATCCATTTGGCGCAGTTCCTCAATGCTCTTTGGCTCTGCTGAATCACAAAATGCCAATACGTTATTTTTGCCAATGGATTTTAAAAACTCTGCTATATCTCGGTTGGTCATTGCCTTGCGATAACACAACTCATTGATGTATATCTTGTCTTTTACTTTGCCAATTTCTACAATGGCGCACTCGTCATTTGAAAATCCAAAGTCAATGCCAATGGTCGTATCATCAAACTCTGGAAACTCTTTTAGCGGAATATATTGCCATCCCTTAAATATTTGGCGATCACTAAATACGGCCCTTTGCCCTTCACCATAAACCAACCAATAATCCGGGTCGCGCTCTCTTATGCGCTCAATCTCTCTGACCAATTCCGATGGCAAAAATTTATTGTCTTTATATGTGGTAATAAATAAATCGCAATCATCTCGGTCGATTATTTCCTCATATAACCAATGCACCGGATCCGATGGGTTAAAGTCAATAATTATCTCGTCAGTTGTCCGCATTGATAATTGGCGGAAATCCTCATAATGCAACTCATTGCCCTCATTGATAAAACAAATATTGCGCTTTGCTCCGCGTATCTTTTGCGGCTCATCTGTGGATAAAAACTCAATGGTATGTCCATTATATTTGAAAATGTTTTCGCTCTTGTTATGCTCGCCTAAATAATAAATGCCGAGTTTATCGGCTATATTGATAAAGTCCCGCATCACCGATCGCCTAAGCGCTGGCAATGTCTTACGCACAATACTAATGGTCAATGGCTCTTGTGCGGTTGTCATTCTGTAAATCAAATACTGCACAATGGCATAAGTCTTACCGGATCGTGTACCGCCTTGGTGTACTTTAATGCGCTTTTTAGAATTGAGCGTTTGATAAAATTGGATGTTGCAAAATTCTTTTACTCTTCTTTTGCCGGGTTCCATTCAATTATTTTTGATTCAATCGCGCCATCCATTTGGATTTCTTGACGTTCAATATATCCGCGCTTTTTGCCTTTGGTTTTTAAATAAAATATGGTTGCCGTTGTATTGCCCTCTTTAATCTGCTTATGCAATTGGCTCTCGGCAAAATCCAATGTCATATTTTGCAACTCATCAACTGCCTTGCGATATTCCGCATCTTGCTCAAGCCACAAATAATGCGTTGTCCTTCCAATGCCAACAGATCTGCACGCGGTTGTAACAACGCCTAAAGATTTTTCCAATGCATCAAGCATTGCATTT